TTGTTGAACTTTTACCCTCGTCTCAAATCCAGTTTTTATCATCTTATACCCTCTTTAGTTCTCCGTTTAAGTAGCTAGAAGTTGCTTTATATCCGACACCGGATATCTGTTCACCAGACGTAATAGTATCCTTAACCATATTTATCGTGCTATCTTCAACCGAAAGTGAGAGATAAAGATCTTTCAGTCCAATAACATCATTTGATTGTGGATATGCTTGTATCTCAATAATATTGTTTGCTTTTGTTGTAGAAGTTATATTCAATGTATTGAGTGTAATTTCACCTTTCGTATAATCTACCGTACCTGCCGATTTAATTTCAATAACATAATTACCACCATCAGTAGATTCTTTGACTACGGAAATCACACCTTTGCCACCAGTACCAGGAACATCAGTAAAATAGAAAGTTCCAGACCTACCTGCAAGTGTGAATCCCGTACTCTTAATATTAAAACCTTCTGGTTTGTAATAGAATGAATTACCGTAGCATAACTCATACTGAGCAGACTGATTAATCAGTGCTTTCAGATTTCTTCTAATAATAACTCTGGTAATATTTGAAGTGATTGCATTATCTACATTATCAATTGTTTGACATAACTTACTATACTTAAATCTACCACCAAACTTGTTAATGTTTGCTGTTCCAAAAGTATTCAAAGTACTAGTAATCGATGTCTTCAAATCATTTGGAGTTGATGATTGTGCAGGGTTATAGTACACTGCAGAATCAACTTCAACATAAAGAACCTTAAGATCAATAATTTGTTGGTTAATACCAGACAATGCGTAATTTTTTAGTTTTGTAAGGATTGTTTCCTTATCAAAATCTGAGACATAATCACCATTTTTTGGTTTGATACTGATAATTACGTTCCCATACTGTGGAGGATCTAACTCTTCACCGCCAACCACAGATACTGACTCAGTTTTTGGGTAAATTGACTGTACGATTGCTTCATAATCGCGTGCTGTTACCGCTCTATACTGTGATGAATACAGACGAGGAGCATAATACTTGATAGATTCAACACTTTCGATGTCTCCACCGTTTGATGAAGAGGTATTTGTCGTTAATGTAACTGATGTTGGAGATACAACTTCGTTTAAGGACCCAAGCAAACGTCCAGAGAAAGCAAAACTGGAAGCACCATTACCCTCAATACCGTCAGTAACGATATATGTGACTGTAATTACTGCTCCATTCTGCAATTTCTTGCCAAAATATCCATCACCAAACAATAATTCGTATTTTTCGTCCTGAACTTCTTGAATTAAGTATATTTCTGAGGTCGAATCAATGTTTAAAATGTTATCAACACGAGAATATTCCTTTTCATCTACTTTTACAACAATTGTAGCAGTGTCAATAAAGGAATTATTCAAAATAAATCTCTGATCAAGAGATCCATCAACTACAAAACTGTTTTTTAGCAGTGTTCCTTGATAAACATCAATACCTGAGAATGTTGCTGCGTTTGATTCTACAGTTGTTGTGATATTTTCTGGAATTGAGAAGATATAATTGCTATTTTCAACTGATCCTACGCACACTAGACCCTTTTCTAAGGTCACTGTAGGACTACTTGTGCTTGTTTGTACGCTCAACGTTACATTTGCCTTAGAGGCGCTTCTAGAGCGAGGTACATAACCGATATTTCTTGCTAAAGATACCACATTTTCTCTTAATGTTGCAGAATCCAAGAAGGATTCATTAACAACCATGTTAGAGTTGAATGCTGTAATGTAAGTATTGTATGCAAGAGTGTCAATAAGGACAGAAAAATTGGATCCCTCAAAGTCAAAGTCCGTAAAATTGGAATTTGCTCTGAGATAATCCTTAATCTGTGCTCTTATCTGGTCAAAATCTAGGTTAGTAAACTTTGTAAAAGGCATATTACCTGGTTGCCTCTAGTATAAATGTAAATTCTTGAGTAGGAAAGTCCTGACCGATAATATCAAAGATAACAGTACACTCAAAAGTGTTATTGTCGGGGTCTGGATTGACCTGAACCTCAACATTTGTCACTCTTGGTTCAAAATTTTCAATCGTTGTTAAAATTTGGTCCTGAATTACGCTTGCTGTACCATAATCAACGAAATCAAACAGACTAGAACGTACATCAGACCCTAAAAGAGGTTGAAAAAACCTCTCAGTAGGAATGGTTTCAACTAAATTTCTTACAGAACGACGAATTGCATTCTCATTTTTGAGAATTGGTAGGTCTTTTGTCACCGGATGGGGTTCAAAAGACAAACTAATGTCCTTAAATGCTCTTGATATCCGTGTGACTGCCATTGGTCAGAAAGTTTTCTTAGCTTTATTTATGCTTACCGCCATGGATTACCGTAGTTTGGCTCTGTACCATAGTCCCAGTCATCATAATCTTCATCATTACGTATCTTTTCATGCAGTTCTGTCTGCTTTTTAAGGTCATGACGAGGTGCTGTATCATTCATTACCTCTGTCAATACCCTTTTTGAAGGTAAATTTGACATTGAACCATAATCTGACACGAGTTTTGTGGTTCCCCACATCTCTCTCATGTACTCTGTGTTCCTATCGACAGGTGATTGTCCCATTTTAGCTCCTGATTCATACAAATCAGAACTTTTAGAGGGGTTGCTATCCCTTATTCTTATTTATTTTCATAAAAAAAGAGGGGGAACACCCCCTCCTGATATTAACCTTTACCTTGACCGCGATACTTCTTCTTCGCTTTATTACGAGAAGACGCAGCGAGCTTCGTATTCACACTGCACCCTTGTCGAGTTTTCTTCGGTGCGCCTTCCACATAACCGCCACCCTTACGCATAGCCATAATTAAATCTCCTTTGTAATCTTAGTTTCAAGTTCTTGTGGTCTTGGAAAACCTGTCTGATAAAACTCTATCGACAGGTCCTCCATCCTATCAAAGTATTCCTCCTCCGTCAAGTTCTTATATAAAACTTTGTTGTTATGGAGAATTGTATACCTTTCTGTCATTGTATCAAATTACTCTTGACTTTTCGTGACCAACTCTAATACGAGGATCGCACCAAATCTCAAATCCTGCTTCCTTTGCATCCAGACAGAAACTTACATCCTCTCCACACATATCCTGAACCTCACCAGATTCAAAGATTTGCATCTTTGGTGCAAACCATGGATACTTCATCTCACTATGCTCAAATACACCGTGCTTAATCAATAACCACCCAAATCCTGCATAGTCAACAGTAAATGGCTTCTTACGTCGTGACATCGTATCTAATGTCTCATGATTCATGACTCCACCATTGTTTCGGAAGTCATCCTCCTCCATCCAATGTGCAACACTAGTAGTACGACCGTCCTCAGTACAATACCATCCACTCGCAATGTCCTGGTCCATCAAAACTAACTGAAGAAATTTCTCAGTATTAAACACAATATCACTATCAATCCATAATTGATAATCATACTGTAACTTCCCGTCCCAGGGAATCTGATCTGGTCCTCGCAGTACATTCGCTCCTAAACATTTGCATCTTGCAAAATTTACCATCGATGAATAATCTTGCGAGATCTGAATGCTACCTCCCATTTGTACAATGTCAAAACACAATTGTACGAAGTTTTTGAGATACGTATACGATACTCCCCTCCCAGGTAGACAGAAGACAATTGACTTCCCTCTGACCATAGAACGGGCTAAATCGTAGTCAAACTCCACATCTTCGCGCTTCTGTGGAGTCGGTGCCTTTGCTTTTACAGTAAATCCTTTAGCCATAATAGAGTGTAATTACATCATTGATCATACAGTATTATCTATGTAACGTCAATCTCCCTTCATTTCCGTTATCACAATACAGTCCCCCTCAACTTCCATATTCACTACCGTACCCTCATACCACCCAAACTCACTCACTACCCACTCAGGTAATGTTACATAATACTCCCCACTAATAGGATCGACCTCTACAGTCCTAAAATTTTCCTCCGGATTTTTTTGCATCTTCATGTTTTCGTTCCTTGATTTTATATATGTGG